CTAGAAACTGTACCATTATTGGGCAAAATATCATTTGTGGATTGAAATAACATAACATGTTGAGAGGGCGCAGAGGGTGTTGACTGACTATAGTTAGCAGACCCAGAATATGTTCCCGAAAAATCTCCTATTCTGTTGAGTGATATTTCTTCAAAGAATTGTTTTGTTATGGGTACATTAGATGAATCTATTAATTCATTTCCGACATCTGGAGATCCGTTAAACATACCCCAAGTATTTTTCATATCTAACGCTAAGGCCATCATCATTCCACCCGACACGACTTCATTAGAGTCGATAGAAGCGGTTCCATCAATTTTAGTAAATCCAGTTCTGAGTCTACTCATTCCATAATTTGAGAATGTAGCGAGATTTGTTATTTGCCGTTGAGCCATTTGCATCAATTCCTAATATTTTAGTTCATACCTATTTATAACGGTTTTGTCCGTCTAAATAGTTTTGATAATCCCTTAGATACACACACATATGTACCAACAATCATAGATATAGGATATATCACTATATCTGCAAGAGTAGAACCAAATGATCTTTTTCCATATATTTTATGTTTATAATAATCTACAACTCTTCTGGACGACCAATCAGATTTTGAAATAAGAGTATCAGCGATTACTTTGCCCCAGATATCATATCCTTCTTGCCAGATTATAGGTTGTTTTCTGTGCCAGGCCCGAAGTTTTTTAACTTCTGTGAAAGTCATTATACCACGATTCTCAGCCGCAGTACAACAGTGTGATGGCTTGAGGTTAATATCCCACCACTTATCTTTTGGTTTCACCCACGTATGTGCTACAGTTGTTCCAGTACCATTCTGTGCATTACCTCTATAACCACAACTAAAATGAGTAGTATTTGTAGCTCCGCCGGAGTCGGAAAAAATACTTCTAGCAAGAGATTCCCATCCATCTTTAATCCAATAGACTTGTTTACTATCTATACCATCTTCGGAAGTTTCCCAAGATACTGTCTTATATCCAAATAAATCTGGAAAATTACTAGAATTTAAAGCTTTGGGCGCACCAGAGGTTCCACCGCCGATTGTCCAATTACTATTATATTCGATCAATGCCATACCATTGCCGTTCAGATTATTAATTCGATGTGCAAGATGATGAGTTTGTACACCTGAAGATGCTGAGTTGGTTTTATCAATTCGAACTGGGGAAAAAGTATTTGAGCTCAAGTAAAACCCACCCATACCAGTATATGTAATTGCCATATCAGCACTTGCAAAAGAGTTCATTCCACCACTTTCATCGAGTTGCATTTGATTTCTACTTCTTACAAAAGATGCAAGTCTGTTAGAAGATGAAGCGGACCGACCTGTACCATCCAAATTTTGTGGTTTTAATACATATCTTTCTCTTGATGCCATTGTGAATTCTATTACACTTTTACTTTTGCTTAAAGTAAAAGTATCTGGCCCGCCGCCGCGCGATTGTGATACAGCAGTAGATGGCACTTTTGTAAATGTCGCTGTGTTATTATACGATCCTCTATGTGTCAATTCAAACTTAACAGGACATGTTGGAATGAACCAATTATCTACTTCTTCGTAGTCGGTCTTCTCTCTGGGCATATAAACGCCGGTCACCTGTTCTACATCCAAAGATGTATCTGGATTTTCATATAATTTTTCTAAAATAGGACTATTCAAAAATATTTTTTTCGTCAATGCTTTTACTTTTACTGATTTTTTTCCTATGTGACAGAAGGTTGTTTTCATAGGTACATCGCCATTTTTTCCAATTCTTGCACTAAATCTTAATCGGTACATTTTTGGATTGTTTACATCATTCGATCCCATTACGTCAATAGTTCTGGCAGAAGTCATTGCTCCTTGAAATGTTGTCTCTCCGCGAACGGAATAACTTCGTGCATAAGAAGATGATAAAATATTACCGAATTCATCTTCCAGTATCCAGCCAGGATGACTCAATTTGGAATGAGAATGTCCATAAGACCCAATTATTTGCACAACTCCATTTCCACCATAACCAGATTCAGAAATTCGAGTATTGGACATGCCATCATAATCATCAGAAGCAGTTTCGGGATCAAAATCTTGATAATAATTAATAGAACTTTTTCCTCCAGCGCCAACATTGATATTTACAATATCGCCCCCATTTACTTCAAAATCCCCAAAATATCCTGTCACCCCACTCTGTCCTGCTTGGGTTCCTGTATAACCAGTTTCATCCGATCCACGACCCCCATGTTGCCCTGCAGCACCACCAACACCAAATGAGCTATCCGGCACTTGTGTTATATCTATTTGTCGTTCTCCAGCATATGTATATTCAATTCCTGGCGTGCCGCCAGTGCCGAACAGAGAATCTTCACCAAGGCCGCTTTCGCGATTCGTAGCATGTCCACGAAGTTCTTTAGGACGTCCAATTTTGTGCAAAATGTTGATGGGAAAATTATTTCGTCCAAAAGAAATACTACCATTATCAGGAACCATTGTATCAGATATTATATATTCTGTCGGCGTATCAGCTGATTTGTTTTCATATGAAGTTGCAAAACCACCAGTTACAATAGGATTTTCTGTTGTTGATAATGTCTGATCATATTCATTACCAGACTTGATAACCCCACCATCTTTAGAAACATCTCCCCCGCCGGCGCCGCCGGACAGATTTATAGATGCAGTTTCTAACCAAACGGTAGAATTTCCACCATCATAACCATTTTCTACAATACCTTTTGTTTTTTTATTTTTCAATTGATCGCCAGACACAATAGTTTTCTGGACACTACCAGAACCACCACCAGAAACTATCATAATCTTGAGTCTTTTGAATTTTTTAGGTACTATCATTTGCCAGTGACCAGAAGTAAAACTAGTTGTAGGCAATCCCAAATTTTTTGCAACAGTAGAAGTATTTTCTAAAATTCTTTCATATCTCAAATCTTCGCCCAGCTCGCTTCCAATATCAAATTTCAATGGAGGGATAGATATTGTTGCTTGTTCATTAAAAACTGGTATTGTCATTGAAGCTTCAGTATCATCGCGGCCTACATATTCATTAGTCGAATCTTTTACTCCATCCCAGTTCTCAACACCCTTTCCATAAAGATGAAATGAGTCTGTACAAAGTTCTGGAATTGGCCAATAATATTCAGATTGCAACCCCGATCCATGAAAATCTGACCATTTTATTTCTCTAGGAATACCAGCAGATCTATATAATGGGATATTTCTATTACTGACAAAATCTTTTACATTTCCATTTGGATGAGCCCTATAATATTCACTTATTGCATGAGATGCAGTGTTTTTTTCTGGACTAAAATTTACAACAATTTCAGATAATGATATTTTTCCTGATTTTGGTATCGACATGTTTTGTACTCTTTTTGTTTATTTATGCAACAGAACCGATATATGCTACAATATCTCCGGTACAAGTAATCCGCCTTGAAGTCCCTGCAGCCCCTTGCACTTTTAAATCGCCATCGTTTATGTCTAGTCCATTATTCATACTATCGCCATCAACCTTATTTCGTCTCACAAAACCGCCATTATTATTATAATCATCTGCAATGGGTTTCAAGAGACCATAAACAATATTTATTGCATCTATGATAGTAGTTCCATTTAAACCATCACTTAAATTTGAGACAGTTCCAACATCTTCTATTTTAGTTCTCTTCTCTATATCAGCACGTAATGCGTCGAGTTTTATTTCAATTTCGCCATCTAGTCTGTCATCCAATGTTCTAATTTCATTATCCAATAACCTAACATTAGTCACAATATTTGCAGAAGTTGCATAATCATTCTCTGCATCAGGAACCATAGTACCCTGCACACTATCAACACCCAAAGATGCAATAATATTTTGTATTTTAATTAAATTTAATTCTACAGCAGTTGTGTTTGCAAGTTGGGCGTCTGTATTAGTTTTAATTCTCTGATCGAGAATTACCATATTCTTTTTGATATTTGCACTGCCATCCGATTCTACTGTCAAATAGTTTACCGTACTATCAGACCAATCAAATTTAGCCGTAGAGTCACTGCCTATAGTGGCTATCAGAGTGTCTAATAAATCTGCCTTAGTCTTGGTGGCTGCATCCAATAAGGACACCGCACCCTGCAAATTGTTAGCAGTACTAAGATAATTACTACCAACCATAATATTAAATGTTCCATTAGAAAGTATACCCAAAGATGTTTGGGTTAAATCCAATTCAGATTGAATTGCAGAATCTGCTGCTTTTCTATCAATAACTTCTTTGTCTATTTGTGAGTCAGTATTTATTTTTTGCCAATCATAATTATTATTGATAGCAGAAACTAAATCTACAGCACTAATGTCTGAATTAAGAAGTGACAAATTGCCAATATTTTGCGTGTTTTGATCTGCATGGGCATCGACTTCGTTGATTGCATTCACAATAGAAACTTTACTATCGGTGTTTAGAAGTCCCAGATCACCAATGTTTTGTCTTCCGGCCTCTGTGTGGAGGATCATAGAATTGGTTTTTTTGCGCCATTCTTCGAATGTATCTGTAGTTAAAACAGATACCAGTGTTGGATATTCTACGGCCATTTTATTTTTTCTCCAATATCTTTATTAAAAGTTCTTTTATTTCTGACATCTCATTTTGCAAATCTCGGATATCTTCTTTTGTTTGTTTTTGTGCATTAATTTTTGTCATATACTGTTTATATGATTTTATATCGGTATTAATAATTGCATTTGTGGAACTATCTCTCACATAATCTTCGTGATCTTGTACTTTTATTTTTTCTTTTTTCATCTTTAACTCGCCAATGCAATTATTCTTAGGTCTTTTACTTTTGGTACAATAGATGAATTTTCAGTTGACATAACAATTTTTACCGAAACAGAAGTAAATTCTGGCAAATTTTGCACATCAAATTCAAACTCTTTGAAATCATCTTCGTTTATAGAGTTGACACTATAGATATCTGGTCTTTCCATTAATACCCAAGGCCGGTCAACGAAAACTTGTTCTTCTGAAGTTTTGATTCTATAGTAAAAATCAATATCACATGGCGACTGTTTATTTACAGACGCAACGGTCTTCAGAGATGTGGATGACTGTTCTAGTGTGACTTCCTTTGTTATATATTTAGTTGCAATGGAACCGTTAGTTGGTTCTGTTTCTGCAATAAATCCAGTATTGACATATCCTCTCTGTCCAACAGTTGCGGTTGAAGGACTGTTCGTTTTATTTGATATAAGAATTGCACTCATTCTTTGTGTATCAACAACAGGAGAAATATTATCAAATTCGCTTATCAGATTCAATTTTATTGCCAGAGATTTTTTGTCTAATGCAGTACCGGATCTGTTGAAAAGTTTTTCATTTTTATTTGTTGCCATCATCATCGGAGAAGAAAATTCTATATTTTGATTGGGTACAAAATACTGATAATTTGCATCCTTGATTCCTGGCACTTTGTTGGAATCTTGTGATGTTCCAGACAATCCTCTAAATTGTGCAGTAATATCAGTATTTGGCAATTCTATTGTTTGAATAGTCGGTTTCATCAAATCATATTTAAAATTACTTTTAAATCTAGGTAAAAATCCGGTATTACTTTTTGGAGTGTATGTATTAGTTACTGTTGGCAATTCAGCTGCAGAATATGCAATACTTTGAGAAGACGATCCCTGTTTATAAAAACTATTTCTCATATCAATAGTGAATGTATTATAAGTCGTTTCGGTAACTAAGTGGTCGCCGTTAAAAGATTCTGATGGAAATACATCATATGTTCCATGAAAATCTGATAAAGTAACATAGTTATATCCTTGTCCGGACCACCGGTCTGTCGAAACAAATCCTGAAGTGTCATTAATATTAAATGTAATTTTTGATGAATTTTCAGTTATTTTCATACTCTGTGGACCAAATTCTTTTGACCATAGATCGTTATTATTATCATCATATTCTGTGTTTTCTAGTATTACCTCGCCGCGAGCAGATGTATCAAATACTGCTCTATGTACTCTAAATTTCAAATCTTCCATTTGATCAGCTGTCCAAGTAGACGCATTTTGAGATTTAAAGAACACACCCGCATGTGGTTGAGCAGAAATTGTTCCACTACCATCGACGGCTTCTTGTCCCATCCTAGAAATATGACATCTATAACCCTGAGTGTCTGCTAAGATAACAATACAATATTCCGTTTGATCTTGTACATAAATTGGAGAAGGGAATACAAACTGAGTCGGTGTTGTACCTAATTCAGAAATATTTACATCTTTTGGATATAAGACTTTTTCGCCCAAAATCTTAGGGCCAGGATATCCGTTTACAGTGTGTCTAATTTGACATGTAACGGGTTTAAAATCGTCTTTAGTGGAAAAGAATAGGTCTACAGCACTAATAAACATACCACCATCCATATCAACCATAATTGTCTGTGCAAGTGGATCATACCAGCCACCACTCTGAAAAACTTGATTTATCGGCGGAAGCCGTTGACTAATAGGTTCTTCGTCACTAACATCGGTGACTGTAAATTCCGGAACTCTTGTCAAGACAATTTGATCAGCAACAGTTTCTATAATACCAGTTGCAGCATATGTTGTTTGCCCTTCTGTGCCTGCATCAGATGCATTGTTTACTTGGTCTGACATTCTAAAAATTCTTTCGCCAGTTTTAAATCTTATATTTGCACTATTGGGTAATGAAAATATTCCAGAAATAAATCCAGCTTCATCCGTTTTGAGATCTGAATTTGCCGCTATTACATTATCCCCGGCAGGCAATGTTCCTACACGTTTTTCAGAAAGACCAGTTGGACTATCTGGATCCGGCCACCTAACAGTCATTTGTTCGCCAGTAGTATATGAACCATCGCGACTACCAAATTGTGCAAATACATTATCCGGTCCCACATGTAGTGTAATAGTGGTTGAATCGATCCAATCAACATCATATACATTGACTTTATGTTCGCTGGTATCTCCTACCAAACCAACATTTCCTCTATTGTCTACTATCACATCTCTATTGTTTTTAAACCACTCGGCAATAACCTCATTTGTATCCGTAAATGTGAATTTTCTGGTGCTTTCACAAAACTCTGAAACTGCTACACCATCAAAAAATGCATACAATTTGGTATTTGGTTTCATTTTTTCAGCAGAGAAATAAACATTTCTTGAACGAATATAAGGAATCACTTCAGTTTTCAGAGTTTTGGTCCCGTAACTTTCTCTTTTATCTAAAGGCGCCACGGTTGTCTGTTGTCCTGTGCGAGTTTTTGTGCCCACTCTTTTTTGTTGTGTTGTTCTTGTCGAAGTTCTAGGCACGCCAAAGTTGGTCAATCCCCGCGAGATTTTAAAAGCTTTATTTTGGGCCCATGAGTTTTTTGTAACAGTAGTTCTACCTTCCACTACACCGGTCCAGTTATTTTCCCATTCGCCCCATTCCGTACCCATGACTCCATCGGCAGGAAGTAAATGTTCAAATACCTCATATTCATCTCTTTTATCTGTTACAATATCTGGAGCCTGATTGGTTTCTTTCCAATCATCAGTCGAAGGGAAAAGTTGCAAACTTCCTCTAAATGAGAAAATAGCAAATGGATTTACGTTGATAGTTTTAGATGATTTTTCTTGTGCCATAACCTGTTCACTAGTATATGGCAAGTAAATTTTCTGTTCTTTAAGAGCATACCCACTAGATTCTAATGTGTTGATAACAAGATTAACATTTTTTGATGTATGGAATGGTCTCAGTTCTCCCCTATTGCTGTCAATAGCAACTCTATAATCTGGATCTGCTGTTGCACCAACACTATGATTTTGAAACTGATCTACAATGAACCCATTTTTAAATCTATCATTTCCATCGGCATCTGTAACTTTCATATCCATCGTATCTTTTTCTAAAAGATTGAGAGATGTATAATATTCCAAATTGGAAATTCTTTTTTCCAATTTTCCAATATCCTTCATGGTATATCTTCTATTATCCATCATCGAAATTGATATAGATTCTGGACCCTCAGTATATGGTAATGTCGTTAATTCATATAAAACCATTCCATTTACAGGATCATCGGGCATTTGAGGAGATATAGAAGAACTGCCATATTTTATTAAAAATTTACCTTTTTCTGTTGCATAAAGTTTATCTTTGCGACCCAAATATCCCCGCAAATCGGCGCTGATAGCACTACCCGTTCTGGGATAATCTCCAGATGGACTATTTACGACACCTAGTACATTTGGCCACCCACCGCCAACTAATCCACCCGTCCCATCGAGTTGAGACCATTCTAGTGCAGGCCTGAAATCAAAAACATCGGACAATCTGATATTATCAAAATTTCCAATAAGTTCATAATCTGGATAAGAATCTACCGAAGCATAGTCTCCTACACCATGTGACCAATACGAATACACTATAATAGGTCTACCTTTACAAGATTCTCCCGCGCCTTTAATTTTTACTTTACCAAGGCCTAAAACATTAAATTTTGATCCATCATCTAAAATATATCGATCTGTAATATCATTAATTTTAACAGGTACATCAGATGGATTTGGAATTGCAGTTACACCAGAAACAAATAGATTTAATATTTCATCAGAAAATGGATTTTCTATACCAGAAATTGTAAGGGAATTTTTCACGTCATCATAAGTCAACCCACCGACAGCTGTCAAAGTTACATTGAAAGGGCTTGAACCAGTTTGTTCATAAAAATTATAAGCTTTCAATGCAAATTCAAAATCTTCCTCTGACATCTGGTGAATGTTTTTCTTATCAGACGAATCTATAGCAACTCTATACGCATAATTATTTACATTACACGTATCATATAGTTTTTTAAGGTTGACGACATCAGAATGATGTAATTGAAATTCGTTTATAGATAATGATAAATCTGTACTTACACCCAATCCAGTGAGAGTAGATAAAAGTTGTCCAGATGAAGAAGATCTTTGAGAAGCAATATCAATATCATATGTATTAGTGTTATTTGTATCATTGTTCGTTGTGTTCGAATCCCAATTTTGTCCAGATATAGTACCGCCGGTCAAACTTGTCAATGTATATGGCATATATATTTGTGTGTTTTCAGTCTTTATTTTTTCTTTCGATTGTGTTTTTCTCACAGGAACCAGTACATTTAAGTTCGACATACTAGATAATGTAGTTATAAAAGTAACCGATTTTAGATCGGATGAGAATGAAAAGTTGCTTTGAGTTCCTACTTCGCCTGCGAATAAACTAGTTCCATTTGGAGGCGTCCATACATTATATAATGTTGTAGTTTGTTCAAAATATTCGTCGGCGGCAGCTAGAGTAAGAGTTACCGATCCTAAATTACTGGATGAAGTCACAAATTCTTTCATTACAGAATATTGTGTATCAACAGTAGAAGTACCACTAATGTCATCTATACTTCGTATTGTCTTGAGCCAATTATTTCCAGTTTCAATTATACTTCCGCCAAGGGAATTTGATATAACCGATTTACTAAAGAGTCTAGCTGTAGTTGTAGTATTGGAAATAGTTCCGTCTGTCGAATTTCCAGTATTAGCGAAATTGCCACCAGAACTAACTCCGATTGCCTCAAAAATTACCTCATTAAGAGCAAAACGATTTCTCGGTAAAATATTAGTGTCTCCGACCGAACCATTTGATCCACCCGCATTTCCAGAATTTAATTCTTTTACCAATAAAGAACCAGTAAAAGAGTTGTAATCATAAACAATGCCACGAATAGCATCATTATTTTTTTGGTAAATCAAAGATTTTCTGGAAAAATTTCCTTCTTGTTGCATCATAGACATCTTTGTTAAAATATTTGAACCAAAGTCATATACTTTTGTTGCGCCATGTGTCTCTTGAGATGTAACAGACCTAGCATCTAATATATTATATTCTGCGTTAGTTCTGGGGTTAGTTTCAAAATTTATGTCATATAGATATAATTTATAGATCGCCGTTTCTTGTGTGGTAACAGGAGGTCTAAAATCCCCCGTTGTGTGATTATATGATCTGGCACCACTACTAGAATCTTCGTAATAAGAAATTGCTTTAACCTTTGCAGTACCGACAATATCAATACCATATACGTTTGATGTCAATGTCTCCGCCCCACCATCAAACATAACTGGTGGGATTTCTCCGGCAACACCATCGACTGTCATTCCCGCTATATTGAGAGAGGTTGTATTAGAATCTGCCGGCACGCTAACCCATTTTTCGGACGCAGATTTACCTATGTGACAATTTACCAAATTGACCGCACTATTTATTTTTGGCAATCCCTTCATATCAGACACAAAGATATATGGGCCCAAATCTACTGGAATAAACTCATTGTTTTCTTTATAAATTTCTCTTGCTTTATCGTATATAAGATATTTACCCTCTTTGCTTAAGGCCTTGGGTTCTACTTCATATCCTTTTATATATGCCTTACCAGATTCGATACCAATTGCAATTTTATTTCTAACTGCATTAATCAAATTCTGATGCGTAACGCCAGGATAGTATTTTGTCTGAGTTGTATCTAGCACCTGATCGGGATAATTATTAATATCTTGCTGTGTAATCTGATGCGATTGACCGACTCCATCGATAGTCATTCCATATTCTTCTGGCATTTTAGTTTCTGCCCAGAATCTAGCCTCAACATCAGTATCAAATACAAAGTCCGACATATCAAAAACGCCATCATTAAAATTCTCTTTATAATATTCTCTAATATCTAATTTGAAAGGTCGTACAGTATAATCGCCGGATTCATCATAAGTTCTTCTGGCCAAAGTTTTCATAAGAATTTCATAATCATCTCTCGCCGCTTCTTTAGCAATATTACCATTTTTAACAGTTATCAACTCAACAAAATCGGATGTATCTACTACATCAATATCCTTTTTTACTAAAGTCAATACAACTTTCAGTCTATCAGCTCCAGGCGCATTATAATTTACACTACCCAAAGATGTATCAAGCAAAGAACTATCATCATTAGAAGTAATAACAGATTGTGAAATATCCAGACCAATTTTTGCAGTTGGTTCCGAAGTGTATTTACTCAATACAATACTTTGTGCTTGGACTTTTACCAATTGTCCGCTGATATAATAAACGCCCTCCTCAATAAAGGCAATCGTACCTTGACCAATGGGTCTAGAGACAACAGAATTTGACATGACTTCGCAAGTTAAAGTAGAACCATCTGTTCCAGTTGTTACAAGAGTTTCGCCTTCAACAAATGTAGAAGTAGCCCCTTCAGCAATAGTTACGGTCTCTCCATTGACAGTAAATGTCGTGGTGCCCGGCACCGAATTTTGAATAGAAACCAATCCGCTTCCCACATTAACTTGTGTATTCGGAGCAGGGGCTCCATCAAGATATTTCAAATATAGTGTAGTTGGTTCATCACCATCTGCTGCATAATCTGTAAAATCTCCGTCACTATTTCCATCAAAAATATCTACATGTTTAACAACTAATGCCTTCAAACCAGTTTTGTTACCTTGAACTATCTTTCCTACAAAATCATTTGCAGATGGTAGAGTAGTTGGAAGCATAACTTTTACATACTGAGCATTTAAATCAATCGCTGATTGGCCAGGTATTACCATCGCCCCTTCTTTAAAGAAATGATCTGACAAATTAGTAATCTGTTGTTGCAACAAACTCTGCATTTGAGTCAATTCTCTTGCCTGAATGGAATTTCCAGGCTTGAATAGTATTTTTAGATATCCCTTGTTTATGTCATAATCGTCAAAATAGGGGGTGACATTAAGATTTAAAGTCATATGTTTCTTCTCTCATTGGGTAGTTAAACGAATTAAAATTCAAAGACAACCTTGATATCTTCGATTTGATCTATAGCGCGAGATACGGGTTGTCTGTTTTCAGTATACAAAACCTTACCAGAACCAGATTCTACATCAAAAGTAGTTTCTCCGGCAGTACCCCAAGCATCGGACGATGGCGTTGTATAAGATGGACCACGATATGATACATTTGTTGCAGGAATAAGAGATGTTTTTTCGAGGGGATCTGCAACAATTGCGATTTGTCTAAACACAGAAGATGTGTCCGAAACTGGAAACATTACTTTAGTTGTATCAGTGCCCGCATCATTAGGTCTGGTATGTTGTTCATCATATTCAAGTCGCATAGCTATCATAATATAATATCCACCAAGTTCTTCTATAGCATCGGATCCATGGCCTTTATCGGGACTAATGATCGGCTTTACCTTACATGCGTTCACATTATCTGCACCAGAACTAAGAGCCGGCAAGTGATCGGTATCTATAACTGCTGAAGTAATCGTAGTATAATTTGTTCCTTTATTAGTAATGTTTATATTAGAAATTTTACCAGAAGAAACAATACCATATGCATCGAAACCCGAACCATTACCCGTAGTGGTAATTCCTGGCGCCACGATTATAGTAGTTGAGGCCTGTGCAGGAAGAGCACCATCGAGAGTAACAACAACAGTTGTTCCAGTAACTACCCAATCTGTAATTTTTTGTTGATTTTGATTTTGTACATCTACAACATAATATCCGTTATACTTACCACTCAACATGCCAGATTCTACACCAGTGATTGTGACAGTACTTGTCCCATCAAGGAGCATGTCATTGCGAGAAATATTGTCATGATAACCTACTCCTCCTGTTATTGATCCATTGACCTCATTAGGCATTATTTTTACATGATCTATATGGCCAGGCGCTGTCAGAGCAGCTTGTTGAATTTGCCATTGAACACCTTCAGCAGAAGAAGAATCTGATGGATTGTATTCAACAGTGGTTACAGGAATATAATCCTTTGTCAAAAACTTCAAGGAATCTGCAAGAGAAATAGAATACATATATTTCCACCTATAACCATCAGCTGTAGTTTCTATTTCTGATACAGAAGTGGATGTAGGTTTCACAGTCGATTGAACTGCGATAGATGTTGCACTGTCATCCACAAATTTTTGATTGTTTATGCATTTATACACATTGTATTGATTCGAACCTTCCGTTATCACATAAGAATTTGGGATAATCTCTTCTGCCAAGTCATGTTCATACATCGTATAAACTGTATTTGGTGTCCAGTTAATTCTAGGAATTGCAAGAGTCATATCAGTCTGTTCGACCTTTTTCATTGCAATAGAACCCTGTTTGACTGCATATCCATATCCGATAGAATCTTCCGGTGTTGGCGGGTTTGCATCATTCAACCAAGCAGTAGGTTTCCCAATCGACATATAAAGATTATTATATACTGATTGTCCTAGATGGGACCAAGTAATATTTCCATCGGTGGGTACGGACGGTGTTGGACCTGTAGTACCAGAAGTTCCATTACCCAATGCAAGCCAAAGATTTCCATCTTTCACTACAGAAGTGCCTTCTGAATAAGTTGTTGATGCCTTCCAAATTGGTGCGGATCTGTTAATAGATTGCAAAAATTCCTGAGCATTAAATATTCTCAGTTTATTTGTGATAATTGCTGCCATTGTTTTACCTTTTGCATATGATTTTTTATATTATTTATAATCTTTTTTAGTCGATTGTCATAGTTTCTAAAATTTGATTCAATTCTTCAACAGTTGATGGTATATTTGCTGTCGTATATTTTACCAATGTAGATTCTGATGCGAAATTGGATTTGTCATTTATAGTGCCCGGCGATATAAATTTTTCAAATGTATTTTCATCCAAAACACTAATGTTATAATCAGATCCCGACTGTAGTTTTTCGTTAAATTTAGCTCTTTCTACTGAAAGATTTGTTGGGCCCATTCTTTTTCTTGTCCCTGATAGGGGGGTTTCTTCCGACATAATCAAATAAACGGGAGAAATATTTACAATAGAATCTAAAACCGCCCTATACTTTCTATCAGATTTAGTAACTACATCTGACATAACAGTATTTCTCCATTTATGATCTGTTCCGTCAGTGGTAGATATCCATTCCTCATTTCCATTTTCTTCTACTGGCAAATTATACCACATATTATAATCCGGATGTCTAACTGCTATATGTGTCAAATTATTTCCCTGTACCAATTTTCTATGGTTATTATAAGGCGAACCTACCATTTCCGAAGCTGGACTAAACATTTGTTGCACCAATTCGTTACGAGGATAAGTATCCCTAAAATAAAATTTAAATCTTTCTAAAGATTTCCAAGTCGTATGTAAAGTCGGCACATCGCCTTCTTTATTATTGTTAAATCTTCCAGAAATATTTATAATCATTTTTTCATCGCGAGGATTTGCACCATCTGCGATAGAACCGATCCAACTATTGGCATTTCTATCTACATTTCCACGAAATATATTATCCCATCTAAATTCTACTCTATTCGGACCACCGAATACTGCATTATCCCATTCGGGCATGTCAGCAGAATAACTTGAAATCAATTTGACATCATATACAACATATCTTTCGCCAACCGATGAATCAATTAGAGCTCCAATTATTTCATACTTTCCCCAAGGTCGAGTATTAATCCAATTATCAGAGATCATATCTTCATCAGAAATATCGTAAATAGTTACAGTATTTCCTATAAGCCCGGAAGTGTAATAGTGTGAATAGTCTTTTCCAAATGCTTCTCTAAAATTTAATGCAATTTTTTTAACTTGCCACCATCCACCAGAAGCGTTTGTACCATCAACCTGTAGTAAAGCATATCTTCCAGATCCGTTATCTACTGTTGTAGATCCAGCGGTATCGTCAGACACTTCGCCTTCGCCTACGCCATTATACATTCCATCTATTGTAGAATTTACACTTAGTTGTCTATTGTCATATGTGAATATATTTCCATGAGAATTTAAATAATTTGTGTCCTGTCTTGTCGAAGTCGGATACCATTGGCCATTAGTTTCTCCATATGCCCATCGACCAAGACCGTCCATATTTTTAACTTTCATGTTGACATTTTTAATAATCTCGTATATAAGTTGGGCCCATGCAATACCAGCACCTTTTCTGACTTCTGCAGCAGTAGAAATACTATATTCTCCAAACATCATTAATCCGGCAGGGTGAATCACTTTTTTAACAATTTTTCTCCATTCGTCAATATATCTTCCGACTTTAACAACATAAGAAAACTCCTGCCACAAATACCCATCATATAATCTATTGTCATCCGACAAAAATCCCTGTTTGTTTAAAAACTCGCCAGGCCGCACACAAAGGGGTCCTGTCAATACAGTCGCTGTCGCTTGTCCATCACCAAAGGAACTTAGATCAATTACTGGTGGGGTAGTATAATCAACTCCAAACCCTTCCAGTTCTGATTGAAGTGCATTTCCTTTTATTTTAAAACTTTCTATTTTACCTATGTCTTTGCCATGTCCTTTGAACCATGCACCCTTACCAATCGACTTATAAATACCAGTATATTCCTTGACATAACCATATGGTTTCTTCATATAATTATTTCCAAAAGTAGACAAACTTACAATAGTAACCGCAGCTCTTGGTTTTGACGACCAAGAAACTCGCAAAGAATTTCCGTCCGGTAGAGCATAGGTAGAATATATGCCATTTTCGTCAGATTTTCGCAAAGAAATTTTATTAGCAGACACAGGATGATTTTCATTACGAATAATATATTCTACATCATCTTCAAGAACGCTCAAATAACTTATTTCTATTACTTCATCTATTCCCAAATCTGGCGAAAATGCAATTCCACTGCCCATTCCACTTATAGCATTACCACCAGAATCTAAAGCCTGAGTCAATGAAAACTGTGCGCCGGTTTGGCCTGGTTGAATTAATTCGGAAGTATTTGTTATTATTTCACCAGAGGGAACAGTAGAGTTTACACTTCTAGTAATTGTGGGGATTTCATTTATATCAAACATCATAGAAAATGCAGATTTATTTGACTCTGTCACTTTAAATGTAACCTTTAATGGTTCAGATTTTCGAATAGTAGTAACAGAAGGAATTGGATTTACATATATTGGATTCAATCCAACACCAGAGATAGAATTATCAGTACCCGTATCTTCAATGAGGCCAGAGACTTCTTCATATCTGCGACCAGTTGTAAATCTCAGAGTTCCAAAGAAAGCATGATTATAATCTTCTATGGAATATGAAGAATCTACTTTTTGTCTAGCACCCAAGTAAAAATTCTTTACTGGTTTTGAATATGTTAGAGTGACCACGTCTCCAATCGACAATGTTGGCCAGGAAATAACATTACCCGCAGAGTTGGTCGTAGGTGTAACAGAAACAAGTGTTCCGGCAGATGGGCCCGATGTATAGTCAACCGACATTTCTATATTTTTATTAGGATCATATACTATCGTAGAAATACCATTTTCTTGACCAGAGGCAATAGTGATTGTTTCTGTATACTCTCCATATTCAGAAATATCAAAATAACTATTATCGGTGATTGTTGTGATATAGTCTTGCCCATCAACATAAACTCTGGATTCTGTTGGGCCTAAAAATACGGCAATGTGATGCCAATCGCCAAAGGAAAGAGCTGAGCCAGTCTGCGATACAGTCCCGTTTCCAAATTCCAAAGTACCATCTGGAAGTTGTTGTAAAAATGTTTTTTGTGTACCACCTACAGATTCATTTATAGAAAATATAGATGCGCCTCCATAAGTACCACTAATTTCAGTGCCTTTTCGGAAATACCAAAAATCAATAGTAATACCATCCGTAGAATTTTTTCTAAATGTTTCACCGATATCGGAAAGTCTCATATATCCAGAATCAGTAAATAGTGCATTTTCACCAACCTGATTTATTTTTGCAGTAAATCCACTTTTAACCCACTGATGGGCTAAAACAGAACCTTTGATAGTTAAAACTTGCCCTACATTATATCCAGTGCCACCTTTTCCAGAACTAACACTTGCTGAATAGACATCATTTGTAATAACAATATCAAATTCTGCGCCAATTCCTTTGACAGATTCCGCTGAAATGTCAGAGATAGAAAATGAATTTTTAGATGTACCGGATATAATAGAAATCCCTGTGACTCCACCATTACTGTCAATAGAAGAAATTTCAAAAATTAGATCATTTGTAGTACTAACGCCACCCAGCTGGGCACCATCAATAAGTATTGAGTCGCCAACTACATAATTAGTACCTCTATCAGAAAAACTGGGCAACAAAACTTGATACGTTGCACCACTTCTCTCAACAAAAAATTTCGCATCAGTTCCTGCTGGAAGAGATGTATCGAACTGTGTTAGGGTAAATGAAGGGTTATAATGACTATCTTTGACATCGGGAATAATTGGAGTACCAATCACACTAAACGAAGCTATTTGTCCAACCGAAGAAACCCCACTAAAAGAAAATTCTTCTATTCTTCCAATAGAATCGACCTGATTTACAATAATTGTCAAGTCATTTGTAGGCGAAAATCCACCTAATAAGTCGCCAGGAATTATAATTACATCATTTACAGAATATCCTACAGAAGAGGGAGAATCTGCCAATTTAACAAAAAGTGGTATGGGCGAACCGCTGGGCAAATTCATACCCGTATTGACGTTCCAACTAGCATTCGTACCACTGACAGATGTGGTGGTATATCCAGCGGTCGAAGTAATAGGATCTTCTTGATTAATTGCCATATAATCACTACCAGCTGTTACAGAATCTATTTTTATAAAAATATCATTCGTGTCAGATAATCCGTTCAGACCAAGTTGAGTTCCGTCAATCTTTAATACATCATTTTTTAAATATTGAAATCCCAAACCAGATGTACTAGAAAGAATAGTTAATATCGAATTATTTTCTATTGATATATCAAATTTACCACCGAAACCATTGCCAGACTCATATCTAGCTGTTTGGTTGGTTAAATTAACAGGAGAAGGAAGAACTTGAGCATTAGAACTAGTTTTACCGGCGGATGGTGATGATAATGACGTGAAAGACGAACCAAATAATGAATTTTCAGTAGAAATACCAGTGATAGATCCATTTGAATCCACACTTGACACGCTCAAAATTAAATCGTTTTTATATCTAGTAT